GCTTCTTGCATTTCTTTAAATATTTCTATAAAAGATTTCATCTACTTATCCCAGTTTTTGATTGCAGTAAAGTTATTAAATGCGAACTCCATTCTATCTACGAGTTTGACTGCTTTACCGTCATTGTCGATTGCAACATATCCTTCGGGGTTTACTGTTTCAAATCCTGTTGCAGTCTTCTTAAAAGTTCCTATACTCTTTACTCTATTTAGTACGGTTATAATCATCTGTTTTGCAGACACTAGGTATCCCATAAATGCAGTTAGATTTACAATAAAGGATTTAAGACCACGAAGTTCTGCAAGGAGTTGTTGTCCAATCTCTGTTTTAATTTTTTTAGTCTTTTCCATCTTGACCTTTGCGACTACTTTATCTTTCCAATAGTTTTCAAAGTGTTTTATGTATCCATTATATGTTGGATTAAACTTCCCTTGTCTTATTAAAGTGTTGCAATATGTTTTATAAGATGCACCTGCACCTTTCATTGCAATAGTATCCTGTATCTTAGTAAACTTTTGTAAATCATTTCTTTTGATACCGTGAAATGCTTTACCTGTTTTAGATAGTTCTTGTGTAAGTGAAACTGTTTCCTTTGCAGTCATCGACCCTTTACCACTGACATCTTTATACGATGCATCATCCATCCACACATCTGTGCTACTTCCACTTGGAAGTTTTGCACCGAAGGATGCACTTAAGTCATCAATTGTTGTACCAGTGTAAGTAGTGTGAAACACTATTCCTAGTTTTGCGTTTGCAATCTTTCCACCAAGTTCTGAATTGATATCGACAGCATACATTATTGTATTTGGTTGAAAGGTCACACATTGGGTTCCATCTATATCTTCCATCTTTTTATCATCAGTGAACATTAAGTCACCCTGTAAGATATCTGAAAATGATAGTGCAGACAAATACTTGAATGAATCTAAGAATTTAGACTCTAGTGTACCACTTAGTTCGGGTGCATCTTTTATTTGTTGTTCTGAAGTATAATATAGTGGGTCTTTATTGAATAGTGATTTCTTTGCAACAAAGAATTGATTGGTTTCGGGATGTTTACCACAAAAGATTGCAGGAGCACCATCCCATTTGACGGTCATATTAACAGACTTCTTAGAACTACCCTTCAGCATATCTCTAAGACCTCGTAAGAAGTTTATAGCACCACGACCACCATCAATCCCTTGATTGATAATCTCGTCTTCTAAGTGTTCTAAATGTAGATTCTTTGCGCCCATAGTAGTATTATATCACATTTATGTGAGTATTACTACTATTTATGGTATTTTTCTTTTTAAGTTAAGGGCCAGGATTTCCGTTGTCTATGTTAGACTGTAGATGGTTTCTATCTGCAGTCATTGAGTCAATGGATGCTTGCATTGTTGTTTTTACTGAAGTCCAATCCGTAGTGTCATTTTGGTGTTCATCCCACATAAAATGTTGCATATTTTCATCATCTGTACCATTTGACCCATCTAAGGAAGGATTGTCTAGTCTCCATTGAGCCCAATATCCATTCTTACCATCAACATTAGTATAAGTTGGTAAAGAAGCAATCTCCATAAAGCCATATGAACCATTAACATTGTTGAACCAATCAATGTGTTTTTGTTCGTTTGCTATTCTTGCATCTAAATCTACTATTTGTGCTGCAAATGTCATAAATGTCTCCTAAATTTATACAGTTATTTAGGGTTTTTGGAGGTGGGACTTGTGTAGTTTCGACTCAATTTTGTGAATTTTTTTAGATATATTGTCTACTGTTGAAGCTTCACCGTTCTTTTTAGCAGAACGTAATGTTCTTTTGAGGTCTACTTTCTGTTGTATTAGTGATAATACTTCTTTGGGTTTTAAAGATTTCATAATATTACTACTATTTAGTGCATTTATTCTACCTTAAATGCACTGTAATCTCTTTTTTGACCATCGTTCCTTCCTCTATCAAATACTGGTACATCATCATCGACATTCATACCACTATCGACCAGTTCTTCTTGTGCATCTTGTTCACAATCATAGAGTTTCATACGACTTCTATCAATACCAATGATAAACCTTTTGAATATAGTTGGGTCATTGTATCTGTTCTTCAACTGTTTGACTACGAGTTGGTCTAGTTCTTCTAGTTCATCGGATGTAATCAGTGCAAACATTAAATCTGCAGTTGCAGGTAATCCAAATGATTCTGAAGTGTCTTCGAGTCCAATATCAGTAGAACCGTAACCACTTCTTGTAGTCTGTGTTGCACTTACTAATGGGACATCAAACTCTACTGCAAGTCCCCTAAGTTCCTCTGCAATACTCTTAACAAGTGTATAAGAGTTTGCACCACTTCCTGGCTTGACTCTTGCACTTGAACATATGTTTAAGTAATCAACAAATATTATATCGGGTTGAAAGTCTTTCTTAATGTCTAACTCTTGTAATAGATGTCTGAAGTGTCCAACGTGAGCAGATGCAGTAGGATATTCTTTGACAATAAGTTTACCCTTTGTCTTACTCTTTAACTTGTCAATTTTCTTATCATAGAGTTTCTTATTCATTTCGGGAATATCTTTCATAGGGATATTCATAATGTTTGCATCAATTCTTTCTGCAATTCTTTCCTCTGACATTTCAAGTGTAATGTATAATACATTCTTGTTCATCATAAGACAACTTGCAGCTTGATGACACATAAACAATGACTTACCAACACCAGTTCCTGCAAGACAAATGTTTAAAGTCTTGTTAGGTAAACCACCTTTAGTAATCTTGTTAAAGTATTCTAGGTCAAATGGAATCTTCTCTTCTTCCATATTGTAGAACTCAAATCGTGCTTCTGCATCTTCTAAGACATCGTGACCAATATTGGTATCAAAGGAAACTGAAAGTGCATCCTTAAGGAGTTCGGGTATTTCACCTGTTGACCTTTGAGACTTCTTATCTAAAACTTCTATGGAATCCATCACTGCAATATAAACTGCACGGTCTTTACACCACTGTTCAGTTTCAGTGACCAACCAATCTTGTGGTGTCTCTTCGGTATCTGTTTTAACTTTTGCAACAATCCCCTTAGCGTTCTTAAGAACGGTATCGCTAAGATTACTTGAATTATCAAGATTGATAAGTAATGCTTCTACTGTTGGATTTTTAGTATAAGATTCAAAATATTTTGTAATCTCTTGAAATACTACTCTTTCCTCGGGGTCTGTAAAGTAATCTGATTTAATGAATGGAACACACTTTCGTGCAAATTCCTCACTCTGTATCAGATTCTTCAGTATCGTCTGTTCTAGTCTTGCTTCCATATTTAAAATATTCCTGTGCGTGTGTCTCTAATAAATCCATTACTTCGGGTGTGAAGTATTTTTCGGGATTGTTGTTAATGGTTTTTCCGAACTCGGTTTTACCATTTGGAAGTTTAACTCTTGTAGATGATTTCTCAAATACTCCGAATGCAAGTGCCATATCTAATAGACCATAGTACCTGTCCAGTCCTTTGTCGTATGATAATCTAACATCAACCACTCTGTTCTCAACAGTCAATCTTGACTTTGCATTTTTACAGTGAATGATATTACCAACGATTTCTGTACCTTCCTTTTCTTTTCTCTTAGAGAGATAGACGATAGATGAGGCTGCATATTTCAGACCACTTCCACCACCCATTTCTTTTTGAGGGAACATAGAACCAATCACATCATATGTATGATTAGTCACAATCATAGGAACTCCAACCCTACCCAACTTCAATGTCAATACTCTGAATGCACCTTTGGTGATTTGAGCACGAGTCATATCTTTGGTCTCTTTACCATCTGCAGTGTCTTCGATTTCTTTGGTTGTTGATAACATACCAAGTGAATCTAAACAGAACATCATAGGTGGTCGTTTGTCCTTTGGGGTTTCTGCATACTTATCCAGTATACTGATTGCTTGATTTCTGAACTCCTGCACGGTAACAACAGGAACAATAACAAATCTAGAAGAATCTATTCCTCTTGATTCAATCATATCCTTTGATATTGCAGATTCAGATTCAAAATAAATTATTGCTGCATCTTTGTTATCTTCTAAGAATTGTTTACACATTCCTAGTGCAAAGAAGGTTTTACCTGTTGCTGATTCTCCTGCGATTGCAGTAATTTTGTTTGATGGTAATCCACCATATAGTGAACCACTAAGAAGTGCATTGAAAATGTGACTACCCGTATCTACGAATGAATCAACATCTCCAGCTTGCACACCATCAGAAACAATACCTGCGTATTCGTTTCCACTGGATTTTACTAAGTCTTTAATAAATGACATTTGCTGTACCTCATAATATACTACTATTATATTATAAGTTACTTGTCTTGTATAGGGGTTTTTTGAATATGTTTTGATATATCACAAAGTTTTTCATCAACTTTGATGTGTTCTTTCATCATCTCCAACATCATATTCATCTGTACTTCTAAGTGTATAATGAAACCAAAAATAATTGCAATCATTAGAATAAAGAAACAATCTAATGCAGATAAAATCATTTGGATACCTTATCTATCTGTTCTTGAGTGACATACCCAGTCTCCATAACAACTTTTCTATTGTCTAAGTGTTGTTGTTCAACTAAGTCTTTGTTCTCTCCAGTGTAAGGAACTGCGTGACAATCATCAATCATTTGTTGATTGACATTGACTTCAGTTTCAAAGGTCGGATGTCCTGTATTATTGTGAATGTAGATTTCACCAAGGATTCTTCCGAACTTTCCTTTATCGTGTGAAATGAGGGAAATAGATTCTGCACTTTCTAATAGTTTTTTTAAGTGTTTCTTAGATGCTTTACCAAAGAGTTTTTCTACTTTATCTCTAGTTCTAGATTCGGGCGTATCGATTCCCATCATACGTACTCTTTGTTTTTTGTAAGACATACCAAAACCCAAGTCAATATCCACGTCAATCGTGTCACCATCGACAACTTTAACTACTGAGACATTATACTGATACATAGTCTTATTTATCCGAAAAATGAATCTAAGGATGCAACTGGTTCAACATTCCAACCAATTTTACTGATAACTGCAGTCAACGGTTCTATAAATGATTTATCAAACTGCTTATCGTAATCGATATAGTTCTGTAGGTCAAATTCTTTTGGTAGAACATTTGAGTATGATATTACATTCTCATTCATCTTGTTGGGTAGTTTGAGATAGGTAAAGAGAATCTTATTTCCACTTCGGATATTCTCATATCGTTTATCTATGTTTAGTTTCTTAAGTTGGTGATTGTAAAGTAAAGCACCTCTTACATGTATGGGTGTTCCCTTGGAGTAGATTGATGTTGGGTCTGAATACTGTTCAAGATTATTACAACCTCTTGGTGAACTCATCTTCTCAACTGGAAGGTTTCTAAAATCCTTTCGTGCAGTCTCTACGAAATCCCATAGTTCCTGTTCTGTTCCATTCATAACAACTTTGAATGCATCAGTAAGTCTGCCTCTGACCCATTCGGGTGTAGAAGATTTTGCAGTCTCAATGCCCATCATTTTCAGTTTAGGTGTTTCATATCTTACACCTTCAGAGTCAAATACATTTAGAATATATCTTTTCTTTGCAGTCCAAATACCACGGTCAGCAATTACTTCACGACCCATTTCCATTTTCTGTTGGAATGCATTAGTATATTCTGCAAGTTCGTCATAACCTTTGGATAAAATATCCTCTACTTTCTCTCTTCCAATAGTGTCTAGAAAATTGATGATTTTGTCTTTGTCGGTGTCTTCGGGAAACACTTGTGACACTAGTTTATCAAAAGTAATGTAAACCGAGTCGGTATCCATTGCAATTACATAATCCTCATTATCAGTTTTAAGGACATTGTTCATCCAATTGTTTATTGTTTTTTCTGCAACCTTAATAACTAACTGACCCGACATGGTAATTGCTTCTGCAAGGTTTGGGTCAAAGAATGCAAAGTATTGATTTGCAAGAGCCCCGTATGCAGAGTTAAGTGCAATCTTACGAACC